TTTTCGTCCAGTCCGGTGACGCCGGTGTGGAAGCGTTCGGGTTGGGTTGTTTTTTCGAGTTCGTTCAAGAGCTCGGTGCATTGCTGCTTGAGCGATAGCGCTCCAGTTTGCTCCTCGTCCGAGTCAGCCAGGTGTTGAGCGATGCCGTTGAGATCCGCCCGCATCTCGCGTATGTCGTCTTTGCTCTCGTGCAGCTTCGCCATCGCTTTGCGATACCGGCGTGCCTTGAGCAAGTCCTTTCGGAAGTCGAGAGCGGCTACTGCGTCTCCGGTTGGATATGCCGTGAAGGCTTCGGTGACTCCGTGATACCCACCCACGTCGAAGATCATTCCCTTTTCTTCGAGCACGGCCTGGAGTCGGAAGATGTCCGACTTGTAGCCTTCGTTGTGGCATTCCTTGGCCGCTGAGAGCAAAGCGCGGTTGGCGTGCTCAAAGAACAAGTCCGCGTCCCACTTCGCGGCGTCAAGCACTTCGTAGTTTTGGAGCAAGATCGAGATCGCCGCTTTCTCTGCACTTGGCGCCGTCGGGACTGCTGATCTGGTTTGTGTTTCTTCTCGTTTTAAAATTGCCATGTTTCCTTTCTGGATGGCTCGCCTCTCGCCTTAAGCGAGAGAGGCGAAGCCTATCTATCTATGATAATAGATAGATATTCTATCTATCTAGACCACCATTGGTTATTGTTGGGTTACGGTTGGGTTTCATTTGGGTTATCGTTGGGTTTCGTTTGGGTTATTTACAGACGCATTCCGGCTGGCTTTTTTGCAGGCTTTGGAGCTTCACTTTTCGGCCTTCCGCCTTTCTTCCCATTTTTGTAATTCGAGAATAAACGCTTGTTTTGGTCTTGCCATTGATGCAACACAAGTGCATCGCCTTCGCGCCTTGCGTAGCCGCTTTCTACGAGTGCATTTTCCAGTTGCATTGGATCGCCTTCCCAGTCGGCTATCGCTGCGACGATAGCTGCTGGCTTCTCTATGCGTTCGCATTTTCTGAACTGGCATTGAGACCACAACTTGAGAAGGCTGAAGACTCCTGCGTGTCCGGCTAGGCGCAACAGTATTTTAGTCTTGTAATGGTCAGGAAAGTCAGGTGAGAGGATCATTTGATTTCTTCCGTAAATGCCTTTCCAGCACCTCCTCGGCCTCGTCCTCCATCCATCTCGTGGACTGAGTAACGACCTCAAGCCAAGTGCCGTCGATAAGGATTTCCCAGTCCCACCGGTAGCAGTCGTCTTGGTGGTTAGGCCAGCACCGGAGCGGATACCCTTTCCAGTGTTGCATTCTACTCATCCTGTCCGGACAGGAATTGTCGGAGCCGTTGGTTGTCTTTTCGGAGTTCATCGTTTTCGTTATTTAAGTATTCAATTCGTTTGTTTAATAACTCTGCAAGCAATTCAAGATCAGCCATATTTTGTTTAGCTAGTCTTGCGAGATTTAACATCTTTGTTATGCCTTCGAACATAGTCTGAGATTCTTTCTAAGTGTTGTTCCGCCAGTGCTCTCCCCTCCGGCGTGTCATCGTATGTATGCTGGTGAACCGGTAGCGGATCGCCCCTTTCGAGACGCAAGCCAATAGGACATTCATTCATACAGATGACCAACCGGAGAGTGAGAGATCCGTTCATTTATTAGAACGGAATGTCGTCAGTTTCGTCGGCGGGTTGAGCAACGAATCCGTTGCTTTTGGCTACGATGTGCTTGTCGGTCTTGGCCGCTGGCTTGCGCCGGTTGCCGAGCCATTTCGCCTTTTCATCTCCAAAGAGCCAACGCTCAACGCAGTTGAATTGGTGATCTGGGTTGGTCTGCCCCGGCTCTACGCCGATGACGCAAACGCCTTTCTCCCCTACCAAGTCTTCAGCTTCAACCGTGACGTCTTCGCCTGGGACTACGGCCCGACCGATGCTGGACAATACTTGGTCAACTTTCCACGCTGCTTTAGGCGTGAAGGTTAAGTGTTCCCACATCTTCGGCCCTTCTACGCCGCCTTCAAGAATGACGGCAACGTCAAGCTTGATCGTTGGGTTTCCGGCTTGGCTTGTCTTCTCGACAGCCTTGATGATTTCCACTTCGTATGTTCCCGGCTCCACGTAGTAGACGGCTGCTTGTTTTGGTTCTGATGCTTTGTATGTTGGCATATTTGTATTTTCTATTGTTGTTTGTTGGTCTGCGTGTTTTGGCATGCGCAGCCCGCCTTTGCCCCTGCCGCCGGATATTTCCAGCAAGGCGAGGAAATTATTTAAATGTAGCCAAATGGATCTTCATTAAGCGCTTTTTCAATTTCTGATATTTTCCTTAGTTCTTTTAGAATTTCTTTAAGATCAAAGTCTTTTTTTTCAACAAGCCAAATGACCTCTGTAAGTAAAGATAAAACTCTTTTTTCGGATGTCGTGCCTCCACGGGCAGCTATAAGCCACCAAGGGAAGCGAACAGTATTGCTTGACATTAACCCAATACCTTCTTCGACACCAAACTCCTTGGTTTCGTTATTCCAGTAAATGCGTGCATCTTTAATATTCATTTGATTTTGGTCTGTCTAAGTTGTGTTGTAGGCGCTCCCGCTTTTATCGCCGTTGTATCTGGCTCAATGCCGTTATTGGCGCAAAACTCAGTATAACTCTTTTCTGACATCTTACCGCCCATCGCGAGTATTAATGTCTCTTTGGTGATGTTTTGGCTTGCTTTTGCTATTGCTTCATGCTCCACAAACTTGCGTCCGCTCATGCTGGTTAGTTTCCATCCGGGAACTTCGTCTCCGTTTTCGAGTCTCGTTTTGAGATGACCGAGCACCGGCTCGGCGATCTCCTTTTCGGCGAGCTTCCACTCTTTTGCGAACGCTCCCATGCTCTCGGCTGTTGCAAGTATTCGCTGGCGGATCGCATCGATGCTGTTGCCTGTAACGTCTGGAATGAGCGCGATTGCGCTCTCAGCCTGCCGCACGATGGCGTGGCAGTTGTTGTAATGCTTGCACCACGAACAATACTCGCAAGGCGTCGGCTTTGCGTCCGCGCTTGTTGCGCGGTCGATTGTGCGTTGGGTGATCTGCTTGGCTTCTTCATATGAAAAGTCGTAGCTGCGGATCATGCTTTGATCGACATATATGACGTGTGCAGTCCAAGACGTGTCGAAGTTGTCTTCCATGCAAGCCAATGCGTAGGCCGCGAGCTGCTCGCGATAGTTCCGCACCTGTCCTGTTTTGATATCGGCGACCCATTTCTGTTCCTTACAGACTGCGTCCGCCGTGCCGAGCTTTGATAGTCCAGGGACTGCCATCGCAAGGTATTCTTCGCGAGTTTCGATAAACGAATGCCGAGCGAGTCGCTTGAGTTGCTTGACCCCGAAGTCAATGGGACTAAAATCAAACCCGACTACATCTGACATAGGTTCAAGCTCGTCCCCTGCTATCAAGTTTCGGATCGCAAGGTCAACCGCCGTGCCGCGCTCCGCTGCCGCGCTCGTGCCGTTTGCGCCCTCGAAAAGAGCGCATTCGGCGAATTTGGGTAGCGTTGAAGGTGATATTTCTTTACTCATTTTATTTTAAATATTTAAGGTATAAATGCCGTTACAAATAATGGGTATTATTTGTCACGAGTTTGCCGCTCTCCATTCGATCGCCGTATTCACGAATTGATCGACCCGAAGCGCAACTCGGTGCAGGTATTCTGGAGCGCAGTCGCGCCAAGTCTGTTCGGATGTTAGGACGCCGCGAGCGATCAAAAACTGATTTACCGCGCCTTCGTGCTCTGCGAGCCGTCCTGCCCAGCTCTCTAGGGGTGTTGCAGTTGGTGCGACTACGGCTTGCGCCGTTGTCTCGAACAAATGCGCGACCGATGCCCACTCCAGCGGAAGTTCCTCTGCGAGTCCGCTTCGCGTCTTCGCATCGTAGGCTGCCGAATGTGTCGTTAAGATGATGCGCTCTTTGCCACCGATACCTTTCCCCTTGCCTGTCTCGCTTGTCGAGACCTTGGTTTTAAAACGCAAGAACCAAAGTTCATCCGCGAACTCCTTGAGTAGCGGCGAGCTTTGCTTGCTCAGCTTCAGCTCGTAGCGATCGTATGCGGCGAGTGCGTCTGGTGCTTCAAAGCGCACGATCTTGCTGTGCGCGATCATGACGACGTTCTTGCCGGCGTCGATGAGTTGGTCGATAGATGACAGCATCCGACTCATGCGCTCGGCTACCATGACCCAGCCCTTGCCGAATCCAAAGTCTTCGACGCTAGTCTTCTTGGTGCTGGCGAGAAGGTCTTCAACGCACAGACGTTCTGCCCAATCCGCCGAATCGATGACTACGGTTTGATAATCGGTCACCTTGGCTTCTGTTAACGCATCCGTTAATTGTTTCCACGTTCCGATCTCACAGCGATCCACATCGAGGTGGCTTGTGCCTCCCTCGATGTCGAGAAACAGCGGCCTGGGGAACTTGGCCGCGAATGTGCTTTTGCCTACGGATTCGACGCCGTAGATGACGACGCGCTGGGCGCGTTG